ACGACGGCCGCAGCATGGACTCCGGCAGCCATCTTGTCCTCGATTGCTTCGATGGGTACGGCTGCGGCTATCGGTCTCGGCGCGGTAGCTGGTGTTATTGGTGCTAACCTGCTGGGCAAGCGTAAAAATGGAGGCCCGGTTACTGCTGGAGGAATGTACCAGGTCGGCGAAGGTGGCATGCCGGAGATTTACCAGGCCAGCACCGGTAAGCAGTACATGATACCGGGCGACAACGGCAAGGTGATCAGCAATAAGGATATGCAGGGTGGCGGAGGCATCAACGTTGTCTTAAATATTCAGAACTATAACGGTTCATCAATAGATGCGCAGGCCAGCTCTGACGGAAATGGTGGCGTGACTGTGGATGTAATTGTCGCTGACCTGAACAACGGCGGGCCAATCAGTAACGCCATAACCAGCAACATGAACGTTAAACGCACGCCAAGAGGGCAGGGCTGATGCCAATCATCGATTACCCAGACTGGCTGCCGCTGGCGCAGAAAGCCAGCAAAAACATGACACTCGATACCGGGTTCCAGACCGATCAGCCAGCGGTCGGCCCGGCTATCTTCGAAAACCTAACCGAAGACCTGAAAGTGACCTGGTCACTGACATGGATCTTCACTCTGGCGCAGGAGCGCGCATTTCAGCAGTGGCTGCGCAGCCCTAACTATCTCAACCGTGGTCTGAACTGGTTTCGGATGAATATCAATCTTGGCGGCAGTGGATTGCAGCTACAGGAGCTCCACTTCACGCAGATGCCGGTGCAAACCAGTATCGACGGCGGGGTGGTGACCTGGACAGGGACGGTTATCGCGAACCACCTTTACAACGCCGACGACGAGTTCGACGATATCATTGTTGAACTGCCGCCACCGTGGGATTCGTGGCTGGATATCGTTGTCACTGGTTATCCTGACGGGCGCGACCCGGAATCTTTACCGAGAGTGCCGTAATGCCTACCTTCAGAGCTTATAAGCAGCAGCGCCCGACGCGCGGTCTGTACGATACCATCACGTTCTACCATCCATCCTTTGGCTATGTCCGCCTGGTCGACAAGCAGTTCTTTGCGAAGACGCTAGGCGGCCAGACGTACACGCCAGCGCGCTTTGAAATCGAAGAGAGTCAGCAGAGCGGCACGCCGGTGATCGACGCGACGGTGAAGTTAGGCCGGCTGTCGTCGGACATCAAAGCGCTAATGAAACAGTGGAAGGGTGCGGCCAGGCTGACAGCCATCACGGCCACGCGGCAGATATTCGACAGCGGCGATGTGTCGGTGCCGATTAAGTCGTGGCAGTTATACGTCAAGACCGTCGATATCGATGCCGACGCCGCGTCTGTCACCCTGTCTGTGACCAACCCGCTCAATAATAATATTGGAAAATTATACGATCCCCGCGAATACACTGGACTCCAGTACCTATAAGGCACGCGCATGACTAAAGATGAATTTATCCGGCGGGTTATCGGCGTGCCGTGGGCTAACCGGGCCTGCTCGTTCCAAAAAGTCGACTGCTGGGGATTGTGCGTGTTGTATTACCGCCATGTCCTCGGCATTGAGCTGCACCAGACGCCGGACTACGAAGCCGGTGAGGACTTCTTCACCTGCTATCAGGGTGACGTCGTTTTCTGGCGCCAGGTCGATAAACCTGTCGAGGGCGGGATATTCGTCGGATACCGCGGCGCGCAACCGGCACACGTTGGCCTGGTGCTGAACCGGATGGCACTGCACTCGCGTGGCGAGAACGGAAGCGTACGCATGGACTCGTTGCTGGTCATTCAGCGGGCATTTACAAAGGTGGAGTATTTTTCGTATGGCGTTGATTGAACTCCAGCGTTTCCCTGGAACGCCAAAAGAACGCTACAGAGTGCCAAATGGCACCCTTTTTTATGACTGGCTAGCGGCCAATGACGCTACTTTCCACCGCGACCTGCTGATCGTCCGCAATGGCGTAAAGCTGAGCGAAGATGACGAGCTGGCGTTTGAACTGAGCGAGCTGGACCATATCCAGATATTCGACCAGCCAAAGGGCATTGTCGGCGATATCCTCAGTCCAATATTTAAAGTGGTGGGCCAGGTGTTTTCGTTCCTGGCGCCGAAGCCCGCTATAGCAAACAACGGCGGTAATACCGTCGACTCGCCCAACAATAGCCTGACCGGTCAGACAAACACCGCGCGCGTATATAAGGCCAAGCCGGACATTTACGGTCAGATTCGCTCTTTCCCGGATCTGATTCAGGAATCAGTATTTGAATACGTTCACCAGACGTCTACGGACGGCGGCCTGAAGTACGTCACTGAATGGATGTGCATCGGGATCGGCAAATACGATTACGAGTCCGTGCGCTACTCAGAATCAAGCCTGGGCTCTCTGGCTGGTGCCGAATTCCAGTTCTTCCAGCCAGGCGAAGTTATTCCGCAGATCGTTGAAGGCTATGGGTTCGATGACGTCGACGGGCAGGAGGTGCCCGGGCAGAACGAAGCCAGCGATTTCCCTGTCGAAACAGCAACGGCAACCACTGTAGTCAGCGGCACGTATTCCGGCGGCCAGATTGCGATGAAAATCAAAAAGCAGGCCGAGTTCGATTACTTCATGGGCCTGGTTCTGCCGCACGCTGTGACTTTCACCATCAACGTGACGTATAACACTGCATCAGGCAGCGTTACTACCGATGCGACATTCTCCGGAACGCTTATCTCCGCCGTTGAAACAAACGATGGTGCAGTGGTGAATCCGGTACGCTGGTACACGTTCACGATGAACCAGCTCGAAGGCCCGCAGGACATCCCGGCGAATGCCACGATCAACACCACGAAGTTCATCCTGAACGATAACGAGGCGCTGGTTGTGGGGCCGTTCTTCTCCCCGGTCGAGTCGACGCAGCTGTGGCTGCATACCCAGTCCAGCCTCGGCGGGAAGAAAGAGACCAACTGGAAGGTTGTCATCTGGAAAATTGACGACGACTACAACCAGGTGCCTGGAACTCAGCAGACGTTTACGTACCGGCAGACGACACCGCACCAGTCGACCAGCGAAGTATTCTACCGTACCGACAAAATCACGCCGACCGGAGGATTCGGGAAGTACGCGGTCAGCTTCCAGCGCACAGATAACTCCAGCGATGCCAGCCTTCTGAAGGTTGAGGAAATCCACAGCATTAACATCCGGACCAATGTCGTTCACCAGACAGACACCCTGGTACGAGTGAAGGTGAGGGCGACTGAGAACGCCCTTGGTAGCCGCGAGCGCAAATATAACGCTCTGGTGACCCGCCATACCATCACCTACGACATAAACACGCAGGCGGTAGATTACACGCTGCGTCCGTCGCGCTCGTTCGCTGATGCGGTGGCGCATACCTGGCTCATTATGGGTGAGCAGCCGGTAAGCAGCATTGACCTGTACGGGCTGTACTCAATCGCCGAAAGCCTGCCTGACGAGCGGCTGGGTTACTTCGACTACACGTTTGACGATGAGAATGACTCTCTCGGTGACCGTGTCCAGGCGATCTGCAATGCGGCTTCAGTGGTAGCGTACTGGGATGACGGCGTGCTGACGTTCACCAGGGATCAGAAAGTTGATTACCCGGCGGCCGTATTCAACCGGGCCAACATGAAGACGGACGAGTACAAAATGACGTATGAGGCTACTCTTCCTGGCGGCTACGACGGCGTGCAGGTGTCCTACGTTCACCCAACCACGAACAACAAGACGTACATCAACTACCGGGTCCTGAATGGCTCTATCGTCGAACAGGAAGCGGAAAACCCGAACAAACTGGAGATCGTTGGTTTCCGTAACGAGTACCAGGCGCGGGAACGCGCTTTGCGCGAAACGAAGCGACTTATCTACTCCCGCGTGAAGATGAACGCAAAGGTGTTCGAAGACGGCATTATCCAGGTTGGAAGCGTCATTCAGATGCCTGACATCTACGACAGTAACCAGCAACAGGGATACATCACCGGTCGTGCCGGGAATAAATTCGATACCAGCGAGCCGATCACGTTTACCGGTTCGATGTATGTGCTGGTCACAGACAGCTTAGGTAATCCGACGCTTCGCTATCCGGCGACAGCACGCAGCGACACGAAGTACGGTTTCACCGCAGCAATACCCGACATTCAGCTCAATATATGGAACGGAGACACTGTGCAGCTCCCCTCGCGCTATCTCATTGCGACAGTTGAGGAACTGGACAGTCAGCTATGGACGGTCAACAGCATCAAACCGAACACAGATAACACGGTATCTCTTACCGTCGCGGAATACAGCGACGCCATCTACCAATAAGAACCTCCCACGACCAACCAGACCCGGCCACCGCGCCGGGCTTTTTTATGGAATAAATATGGCTACGCAACCAACTCAAGACGCAGTACCAAGTGAATCTCCTCGCGACCTTAAGTTCAACGCAGGGAAAATTGACGAATTCGTCACTTCGATGGGGTGGACCTACACTGATCGCTTTGGTGTGAAACACTACACCATTGAGGGAATGAACTATCTTTCTCAGCAGGCAATGGCCGCCTACGGTTACGTAATTCTTACAGGGAAAACTTTCACCACCGGCGCGACTATCAACAACCCGAATGAGGTGCTGCTGAACACCGCCGATGGCGAATATTACAAATGGACTGGTTCGTTCGCATCCGGACCGAAAGTTGTTCCGGCTAACTCAACCCCGGCAAGCACTGGCGGTATTGCGCCTGGGGCGTGGATTGGTGTTGGTGATGCGTCATTGCGTGCTGCGCTTGCAGCGGTGAGTGGCGCTGGTCTGGTCGGGGTTTCGGTTGGCTCTGTCTATCCTGCTGGCACTGTCGGATCTGCCATCCAATACCGCACTCCGCAGATGTACGGTATTGAACCAAGCACCACTAACGTTATTGGTGCTGGTCTGGATGCCATGTTTGCAGCCGGAGGGGATATTCGTTTCGAGAAACCTGGCACCTATCTGACAGATCGCGCTTGGGTGCTGCGTTCAGGCACGCGTTTATGGATTGGCCCGGGAGTTACCATTCGCGCGGCCAGCACCTACAACGGCAACCTGTTCCGTAACTACGCCTACGAGACCGACGGTGGAACTGGGACCGCCGATGATATCATCGAAATATGGGGGTCTGGCACTCTCGACTATGACGGGCTTGAAAAGCCATTTAGCGGCCTTAACGCGATGGGAGCCATCTTCAAAAACGTAACCACGCTTCGCATCGGTGGCGGGCTCATGTTTCGTAACTCCCGCAAATACTGCTGGCTAATTTGTAAAGTCCGGAACCTGCACGCCGATGGACTGAGATTCAACACGATCTCTGATGGAATTCACCTTCAGCCGCCGATTGAAAATGCATGGATTAAGAACCTTAGTGGAGTTACCGGTGATGACTTCTGCGCCCTGACAGATGGAGACTACCCAAATTATGATATTGCTGAACCGGGAGACTTCACCAACATAAATATCGAGGGTGTCTACGTTCGCAACGTGAATAACGACGAAGGAACACGTGCAACATCACTTGTGGCACTCGGCACCGCTGGTATGAATCTTTTCCGCAACATAAGTGTGTCTAAGTTGTACGGCCAATCTGGGAATTGCATACTTTATGCTAAAGGTGACGCACAGAGCCGTGGGCGCATGAAAATAGAGCGCCTCACAATAAGCGATGTGTTTGCTACACCAGGTCCAGGTGCTCAGGCAATAGTAATAGACGGCCTACATGGACCGCAGCCAGCTGGCGTTACTTATGCCGTAGAGATTGACAATATGAGCATTAAAAACATAATGTCCCAGTCTGCCGCTAATCAGCCTCTTATTATGGTTACCGGTGACACTAACGCTCAAACCATCGTCCACTCTATGACTATAGATGGAACCCCGAGAACGGCTTATAGCATAGTTAACCTCGGGGCTAGTGCATCTCAGGCGACAGTTGAAAAACTGCATATTTCCAACTGCAACACTCTGTTTATAAAAGACTCTAACTCAGCGATAGTAAATACCCGTGGTTATATCGGCCGCCTCGTCATCACTGATTCTAACTATTCTTTCGACGATAGCACTTACGGTTTCGCATATCGTGGAGTTGGAATTGCTGGACGTGTTGATTCTGTATTTATTTCTAACTGCCGTCAGGACGAAGGGGTTAGCGTAGTGTCAGTGACGCAACAGACGCAACAGGTGGACGTGCATATCAACAACACAGACATGTTCTATGTGCAGACAGGCGTTAACTTTATTAACGTTTCCAGTGCGCGACTTTTCGTCAATAATTGCTGGTACCGAGGGGACTCAGGCTACACGTTCATGGCGTCCAATGGCAGCGTAGTTTTCCTTCGCGGGTCAGTAGAAACGGACGGAAATAACGCCGTCGCTACATCTAACGGGGGAACCATTACGCTGGCGCGAGGTATGCAGGGGATATCGTGTGACGTGTCTAAGGTTACATCCCTAGATGGTGCTGGGTGCCATAATACAAATGGCAGTCTGTCATGCGGAGCTGGTCAGGTCGTGGTGCAAACCAAGGTATGGAAAAACCTTTTCTCTGGGGCTACATATACCAGCACAATCTGATTTAAAGCGCCATGGAAGGCCAAGCTCGTAATCGTGACATATCAGATGAGACTGATTCAAAATTGAGGTATCATCTGGATATTTGCCAGATAGGGAATGTTAATGAAAACTTCACGCCGTAAACTTCTTGGTCTATTGCCCGCTACACTGCTGCTTGGTGGAACAGCGGTAGCTAGCAACAAGAAGGCAAAGGAAGACTCACCATCGTTAAAAGGGGATGGATTCATAACCCCGCAGTTATACGGCATTGAGCCTGGTGAAAAGGTTTATGGCGAACAAATGGCAAAGCTTATTTCTTCAGGTGGAGATATCCGCTTTATTAAGCCTGGAGTTTATCTGACTGACAGAACATTGGTAATACCATCCTCTACTAGAATTTGGATTGGCAATGGCGTAACATTAAAACTTGCAAATAACTCAAATTGCAATATCTTTCAGAATTATGCATACCATGAGAATTCGGAAAAGCCAGACCAAACAATCGAAATAGCTGGTTCTGGTGAAATTGATTTCAATGGCAAAAACCAAAAAACATCCAACCTTACACACATGTGCAGTATTTTAAAAAATATAGAGAATCTATATATTGGTGGGGGTTTAAAAGTCTTAAATGCGAATAAATACGCATGGTTGGTCGCTAAAATAGGTAATCTTACCGTTGATGGACTTAAGTTTGATACCTTTTCTGACGGTTTGCACTGTCAACCACCAATCAAAAATGCCTATATACGAAATCTTAAAGGTAAAACTGGCGATGATATGCTGGCATTTACTATCGGAGATTATGCAAATTATGATATTTCCGAACCTGGCGATTTCGAAAATGTTGATGTGTCTGGATTGTACTGCGACTCAGCATTGTGCGCAGTTAAAATAACCGGTAATGATATTGGTGCTTTCGATAAATTTCGTATAACGGGGATCTACGGTAATACAAAGCATGCAGTATTTAGAATCTGGGGTGATACAAATTTACTGAGCACGAATGTAAGAGGTCTTACTGTAGAAGATATCCACGCTATTCCTGCTGATGGATATCCAGTGGTTGATATTGATGATAGGAACTTTGCTTCAGGTAAGTTTGGTATAGAAATACAAAACGCAACATTCAGGAATATATACAATTCAAGCGACAATGAACAAACAATCCGCGTTAGCAGCACCGTTGGCACCAAGATTCATAATCTTCATATTGAGAATCCACCCCGCAAATCAATTTGCATTGTAGGCGTTAATCATAAATCCACAGTTATATGCAATCTTACTGTATGCAATGGATACACTGATTTCATAGATAATTCAAATAGTAGCATCGTCCTTAATAGAGGAACCATTGAGCGAATTGTCATTGATAACTATAAGGCGAAATTTCAAAATTCTAATAACGGATGTATCGCTAGGATGATTGGTGATTGTAGGGTTGATGAGGCCATTTTTAGCGGGGTATTACAAGAGAACGGTGTAAGCGGGTGGATAAACGTTAATTCAGGAATGTCTACGGAAAGTAATCTAAATGTTATAAACTATACTTGCAGTGGGAAAGGTAGGATTGCGCAAGTATTATCGTCTAAGCTTTATTTGAAAATAACGAACACAAAAGTAATTAATGGGAATCCATCAGACAAAATATTTTACGTCAAAGGTGGGGAGATGACAATTTCAGGTGATGTAGATTGTGATTACAACACAATTGCTGCTGATAATGGGGGTGTAATCATTACAAGGCCTGGTATTAATAATATCTGCTGTGATGTTTCATTGTTAAATGCAAAAGAATCATCAGTTGTGATTAACACAAATAAATCTCTCCCCTGCGGGGTTGGTTTGGTTGTGCTCTCAGGTAGCACATGGAAAAACTTGGCAACAGGGAGCGTATATGAAACTAATAAGTAATTCGCTTGAAAATTAAACGTTCAGGCCCACTGCGGTGGGCTCTTCTCAACTAAATATCCTGTCTCTCCATCCACTTACCAATCAGCTTACTCGTCTCACTTGATCTGAGCCCATGAATGATAATACTGTATATGCATACAGTAAATATCGGAGGTGCATTATGGGGTTCCCGAGTCCTGCAGCAGACTACGTTGAAGAGCGCATATCACTCGATAAGCGTCTTATCGCTCATCCATCAGCCACGTACATGATGGTAGCCGGCACGACATATCTGCGCGCCGGGATCATGAAGGGCGCTATGCTTATCGTCGACTCGTCGCTGACGCCGAAGGATGGTTCTCTGCTTGTCTGTGCTGTTGATGGTGAGTTCAGGATTATGCGCTACAGGACGCTACCGCATCCTTGCCTGGAAAACCCAGAAAATGGAAGGAGGGAGCCGTTACCGATGAAAGACGATGTGTCGGATACATCGCGGCCGTTGTTTGGGGTGATCACCTACAGCATCAACGATGCTCGTTCTGGTGAGTTCGACGACTGCCCGGTGATGTGA